AGTCGGCGCGCATCGTCGGCGATGCTGGACTCGTGGCCATCACCGACCGAATCTTCGCGCCGGTCCGCAGGGCGTTCACCGGACGTCCTGCTCCGCTGTCTCTAGCCGAGGGCGGCACGACCCCTGATCCCACGACTCACGGCAGCAACTCCGTCTCCTACGGCTCACCCGACGGCTCCCAGCGGCTCCTGGACCTCGAGCGCCGCTACGAACTGCGCGGCATCCAGGGCGGGCGCACCTATCGGCGCATGCGCCGCGATGACCCGCACATCTACCACCTGCGGCGCGCGCAGAACCTGCCGATCATCGGCGCCGCTGTGCAGGTCGATCCTGCGGACCCCACAGACAGCGACGCAATCGCGAAGCAGGAGTTCGTCGATCGCGCCCTCCTGAAAGGCTCGCTGTGGCAATCATTCGTGCGCGATTGCCTGCTCGATGCTGACTACGGGTTCTCGTGCTTCGAGATCTGCTGGTTCAAGGACGAGGCCACGGGCGAAGCGCGTTGCCGGCTCGAACTGCGGCCGACGTCGTCCATTTGGACTGAGAACATCTACGTCAGCAGCGGCGCGATCGACCACGTCGTGCAGACACCGATCGACGGCCCCGAGGTCGAACTCTCCGGCGACAAGATCGTCTGGCTCGCCTACGACAAGGAGGGTGACGGCTTCCAGGGCTCGCCGATCCTGCGGCCGATGTACCAGCCCTGGCAAATCAAGCTCGAGATGATCCTCGAGCTGCCCATCCTCGTGCGCAAGGGTGGCGGCATCCCTGACATCACGACCGATTATGAAGAGACGGATCCGCAGTGGGCCGCGCTCTGTTCGGCGGGGCGCAACTACGCCGTCGGTCCCGAGTCGTTCGTGATCCACGACGATCGCACCACGTTCGATGTGAAGTCGACCTCGGTCAACGTCAAGGACATCCTCGACGCGATCGCTCAGCAGAACCAGGAGATCACTGCCGTCTGCCAGGCGCAGGTCTTCGACCTCGGGGTGAACAAGGCCGGCTCATTCGCCCTCGGCAAGACTCTCGCCGATGCCTTCCACAACGGCGTGCAGTCACAGGCTGACTACATCGCCAGCGTGCTCAACTCCGACGGCGGCCTCATCCATCAGCTCGTCGACTTCAACTTCCCGACCGACGACAACCGGCCGATCCTGCGCTTCGGCAACGTCGAGACCGTCGACATGCGGGCCATGGCGCAGAGCCTACTGTGGATCAGCCAGGCGTTTGGCAGCATCCCCGACGACGTGCGCGAGTGGGCGCTGCAACAGATGAACATGCCCACCGGTGACGCTGCCCAGGTCGTCGTCCAGAAGCCCAAGACCGAGCCGTCCGCCCCTGCAGCCTTGCAGCCCACAGGCCAAGGTGATGACGCGGCGGGCGGCTCCTCTGCTGGGTCCGGCGCCAAGGCCTCTGAGGGCGGGCATCACCACGGACTCAGGCTCGCAGAGATGCGGCAGCCGCGCGGCCCTGAGGTCTACCTGAACCTCGCCGAGCTGGTCGCGCGCTTTGACGACTCGCGCACGGCGATCCGCGTGGCCACGCAGGCGACCCGAGACGCACTCGCGGCCGAACTCGGACGGCGCGCTCGCATCGCTGCCGACAAGGGGCAGCTGGCGAAGTTCGCAGCGGGCGCGCCGCCGATGGTGGACAAGCTCACCACCGAGATCACCGCCGTGCTCTCTGACTTCTACGACGCCGGCAAGCAGCAGGTGGCGGGCGAACTGTCGCGCCAGAAGGACGGCAAGCCGTGGACGCCTGACGCCGTTGGCGCGCGCATCGCCGCTGCTGAGAAGCCCAAGCTGAGCCCCCAGCGCCTCGCCAAGGACGCCGCGATCCAGCAGCAGGCAGAGATGGCCGCCCGCTCGGTCGCCACTCAGACGCAGGCTGCAGCTGCCGCCGCCGCCGGGCGTGTGGCCAGCGGCGTTCCCGTCGACGAGGCAGCCGTCGAGACGGCCATCATCCGCGAGTCTGACGCCGCCGCCCTGCGCTTTGCCGGCATCGTGTCGGACCTGATGAGCATGGGGCGCACGGACGAGATGGCCGCCCAGGCACAGGAGATTGCCGACTACGTCTACAGCGCGTTGCTGGACGGGGCCACGTGCGCCGGCTGCGAGCCGATGGATGGTGAAGTCACGGAAGACGCATCGCTCGCCGAATCGTGGGCGCCCAACCCCGAGTGCGAAGGCGGCGACCGTTGCCGCTGCCTGGTCGTGGCTGAAATCTCACAGGACCAAGGAGCGTCCGCATGAACGGCATCGCCGAACTCTACCGCCTACGCCTCGCCGAGACGATCGCCGCGGGCGACACGACGCCGATGATGGTCTTCCCAATCGGCGAGTGGCACAGCACCCTCTACCCGGACCTGGAGCTGACTGAAGACCTCGCCAACGAGATGATCGCCAACTTCGAGGCGGGCATCCTCGGCACCGAGCCCGTCGTCGACTCCTCAGGCAAGCACGACACCTCAATGCCGGCGGCCGGCTGGGTGAAGCGCGTCTACCTCGCCTCGTATGAGGAAGGCGACGTCACCGGCCTCGCGCTCTGGGCGGACGTGAAGTGGACGGGCTTCGGCGCGGCCATGCTTTCCGATGATCAGTACAAGTACGGCAGCGTTGAGATCGGCCCCGTCACCCTGAACGACACCGGCGAGAAGGTCGAGAACGTGCTGCGTTCGCTGACCCTCACGAACACCCCCGTCCTGCGGCTCATGCCCGGCGTCAAGAACGCGGCCGAGAAGCAGCGCGCCGTGGTGACGTTGTCGCTGTCGGAGGTCACCCTGGCCGCCGCGCCGATCGACCCGGTGGCGGCCATCCTCGACGATATGGATGCCCTCGCCGCCAAGCTCGACGCGGCGCTCAAGGGCAAGCTCGGCATGCCGGCCATCCGCACGATGCTCAAGGAAGTCCGCACGAAGGCGAGTGCGCACAGTCTCGCCGAGGTCGGTAGCACGAACGACCAGCGCGAGGCGTTCGAGCAGGCGCTCAGTGACGCCTTCGGGGCCATGCACGAAGGCCTCTACGTGGAGGACTTCGGCCCCGACTGGGTCGTCTTCCACACGTGGCCCGCCGGCGCGAGTGGGGACCACTACTACCGCGCCACCTACAGCGGCACCACCTTCGGCCAGCCGGTCGAAGTCGAACGGGACACCACCTACGTCCCCGTTACCGACAGCAGCCCCGCCGGGGCGCAACCCGCCAGTTCCACGGCCCTTTCGCAGAACGCGAAGGCCAAGGAAGGGCACGGCGCGCACCTCGCTGAGGGCGACGCTGCAAGGAAGGGAGTTGACACCCCTATGAACCCCAAGACCATCAAGACTCTCAAGCTCGCCGAGGGCGCCGACGACGTCGCGATCGACGCGGCCGTCATGGCTCTCGCCGAGGACCGCGACACGCAGAAGTCGCTCGCCGAGACCGCCACGGCCAAGCTCGCCGACGTCGAGAAGGCCAAGCGCACCGGCGAGGTCGAGGTCGAGCTGGCCGAGATCGAGAACGCCGGCAACCTGAAGCCCGGCGAGAAGGCCGAGTTCGTCCTGCAAGCGGCCGAGAAGCCCGAGGTCTACGCCTCGCGTCTCGCCGATCGCAAGGCGCTCAAGCCGAACACGATCATCGACAAGTCCGTGCATGGCAGCGGCCACGAAGGCGACGGCGGCAGCACCAAGCGTGCGGACGTCGAGCTGTACGAACTCGCGACTCTGAAGATGACCGAGCTCAAGTGCGACTACGGCAAGGCCGCCAACCTCGTGCTCTCCGAGAACAAGGGCGGCATCGCCGACCGCTACCGCGACCTGATCGACGGAAGGGAGGGCTGACCTCATGGCAACGCTTTTGCCAACTGGCATCCCCATCAGCAAGACCTACGAGGCGGGCACCAGTCTCGCCACCTACCAGTACCACATCGTCAAGCTGTCGGCGGCCGGCAAGGTCGTCCTCGGCACGGCGGGCTGCAAGTGCACCGGCGTGGTCCTCGATGACGACGCCGCAGCCGGCTACAACGCATCGGTGGTGACGCTCGGCGAGACCCCGATCTACGTCGACGCGACCACGGCGATCGCAGCCGACGACCGCATCGCCTGCGGCGCCAACGGCGTTGGCGTGAAGATCGCCGCGACCGCCGCGACAAGGTGCGAGTACCTCGGTACCGCCAAGGAAGGCCTGGCCTCCGGGACCGGCACCATCATCGTCGACGTCCTGCCCGGCGTCGTCACCAACCCCGCCTGAAAGGGGTGAGCTGAGATGCCACGCCCGAACGAAGTTCATGTCGACGTCGCCGTTTCTGGCTTCACCCTCGACTACTACAAGGTCATCGCTCAGGACTACATCGGCCCCCAGGTCGCTCCGGTCCTGAACAGCGACAAGCAGTCCAACCTCTACTACGTCACCAAGCGCAAGAGCCGCCTGCAGGACATCCGCAGGGCCCCCGGCGACGTCTACAAGACGGTCGACTGGGGCTACGCGGACAGCCCGTTCTTCTGCAAGGGGTACGGCGCCTCGGTGCCGGTCCCGAAGGAACTGGTCGCGAACGCCGACCCGCAGATCAACGTCGACATGGACGCGGTCGCCGCGGTCATGGACACGGTGATGATCAACGCCGAGGACCGGGTCGCGAACCTGGTCTTCAGCGATGCGGTGATGACCTACGGCGACGCCCTCGTAGGCACCGCGCAGTGGGATGACAGCGCACCGGACCCCTGGGGGTGCAGGAAGATCGCCAACGCCTCTGTGAGCCCCAAGATCGGCCGCAAGGTCAACACGATGGTCATCAACGACGACACGTGGGAAGTCCTGCGTGACCTCGCCGACGTGCGCACCAGGATCTATGGTCAGGGTCCGCAGGGCGTGCCGACAATCGCTCAGGTGGCCGCAGTTCTGGGCCTCGAGCAGATCTGGATCGGAAAGGCCTCCGACTTCAACGAGGACACGGAGGAGTACGTCGCCCTGTGGGGCAACTTCGCCCTCTTCGCCTACTACCCGACGAGCGTGAACGAGAACATGGGACACATCACCGTCCCGGCGCGCACCTTCGTCTGGAACGTCGACAGCGTGGGCCGCTTCCAGGTCTCGGCGCCGGTGTTCGACGCCTCGCGCAAGAGCGACATCCGCTACGTCGACGACTACACGGACGAGAAGGCAGTGTGCCCCGAGGCTGCCTACCTGTTCAGCGACGTGCTGGGCGGCTGATCACAACTCGCCCTGAGGTCGAGCCTGCTACCCGCAGCCCGGCCTCAGGGCCACCATCAGGAGAAGGCAATGCCATACATCGTAAAAGCAGGCAAGAGAGTCATCTACGGCGACTCGGGCGGCGTGCACCATCGCTACAAGGCCGGAGAGATCGTCGAGGGCGTCGAGCGCGGCGAGCTCGAGCGCTGCAACGCCGTCGAGTGGATCACCGACAAACATGCCGAGGCGCTCGCAGAGACCGACCTGCAGCGCAAGAGCAACAAGCAGCTGCGCGAGATGTGCGCCGAGGCGGGCCTTGAGGCCAACCCGCGCATGAACAAGGATGAGCTGATCGCTCTGCTCGAGCACGGTACGTCAGGCCAGGACGGCGAGGGCGAGTAAGACCGTGGCCGACTACTGCACCCTCGACGACGTTTCCCCGCTCAACAGCGCGATCGGCGAGCTGTCCGACGAGACGCAGCTCACTGAGGCGGGCGCCGGCACTCTCATCACGCAGGTGAGCGCCGAGCTCGACGGACGCCTGCGCGCCAAGGGCTACGCGATCCCAGTCACCGACACCGAGGCGCTGGCGACCTTGAAGGCGTACTGCATGTCCGGGTCTGCGGCGCGCATTCTGCGTAGCCTCTTCCCGGCGGCTACGGGCGTCGGTGGGGACGGCGGCGCGGCTGCGGCCCACGAGAAAGCCTACGCCGACGGACTCGCGCTGATCGACCGTGGTGGGCTCGCGGCAGACATGGTGCTCTCTGGGGGCTGCAACGTCGCTGACGGATTCCCGCGCCACCACCACCATCACCATCACTACGACGATGGCCGGCGGTACTGATGGCCACCGTCACCCGTCAGAACGCCGGCGTCACCTTCGACCTGCGCACGATCCCGCCGCTCAAAGAGTTCCAGTTCAAGATGTCTCGCTTCAGCGAGGGCATCTCCGACTGGGGCGGCGCCCTGCGCGCCTACGGCGAGCTGTTCAAGCGCCAGATGGGCGAGCAGTTCGAGACGGAAGGGCGCGCCTCGGGCGCGACCTGGGCACGCAACGAGCCCGTCTACGCCGCCTGGAAGGCGCTTCACTTCATCCATTCGCACAAGGTCGGCGTCTTGACGGGCAACCTGCGCAGCGCCATGACCGGCGGCGGTGGCTACTCCGAGACGATCACGAAGACCAGTGGCAGCTACGGCATGAGCGAGTCGAGCCCGGCGAAGCCTTACGGTGGCTTCTTCTCTGAGAAGCGCCCCGTCCTGCGCATGCCCGCCAAGTGGGGCACGCAGTACCAGAAGATTACGCACGCCTGGCTCGTCGCCGAGGAGCGCAACGCCATGGGCACCGGCGGCAGTGGCCTGGCCGGCACCGTGCGGGGAGGCGGCGGCTTCGGCAATCTGCAGAACGTCGATCTGCGGGGCACGTCGTGAGCATGCCCGGCATCGAGGAAGTGCTCGCGCAGATGAAGGCCAAGCTCATCGCCGACCTGCCCGCCAAGGTCGCCACGCTCAACAGCGAGTACTCCGACGCCGTCGACCTCGTGGCTCCCGACGCGGCCAGCTACCGGCAGGTCTTCGACCCCCAGGACGAAGCCGAGCTGGCGATGGTCGCCTTTCCCGCGGTTGTGCTGCGTCCTGAGCCGGAAAGCGTCACAGACGAACCCTCGCTGGGCGACGAGTACGGCATCGAGCACCTCGTCGAGGTCGCCTTCATCGTCGGCTACGCGGAGCGTAAGGCGCAGGAGACGCGCCTGCTGCGCTACATGCGCGCCGCCAAGGAGATTCTAGGCCCCCAGGCCTCACTGGTCTGCGGGCAGTGCCGCTATCACGGCGGCGGCTTCGCGCGCACCTGGACGACCAGCAACGGCATCGTGCGCGACGTGGCCCTCATGTTCACCGTCAAAACCTACCAGCGTGCTGAGTAAAGGAGCGTGCAGCAATGAAAGCGATCACCTGGCCGAAGTACGCCGGTGAGCGGCGACACTTCCCGGGCGTACCGTCCCCCAAGGACGGCTACGGGCCGGGCGTCGAGTACCCGCTCAGCGAAGCCGGCATGACCGAAGACGAGGCGAAGGCGGCCATCAAGGGTACGCCGCTCACCCTCGTCGACATCAAGGAACCGAAGACCGCGAAGGGCGGTGACTGACCATGGCATCTCCCGGCGGCTACATCCAGGCGGCGCTTGAGCAGAACCCGAACGCCGAGGGCGGCGCGGGCGCCGTCTCGTCGAACCTGTTCTATCTGCCCGGCACGAGTATCGACATGAGCGCCAGTCCGACGATGCTCGACACCCTCGACGAACTGCGCGGCGGCTTCTACGCTTCGCCAAACCGCGGCGTCGCTGAGTACGCCCCCGCCGGCCAGCTCGACTCGCGCTGCTACCCCAGCATCATGGGCCTGCTGCTCCACGCGGCTTGCGGCGGCTGCGTGACGACCCCCGGAAACGGTACCGTCACGGACCCCGACGCGGTGATGGTGCCTACCGGCGCCTTCCGTCACGTCTTCTCGCTGAGGACCAGTGAGATCCCGCAGACTTTCCAGCTGGTCTATGCACCGCCTGCCGGCGGCTTCTGGAAGAGTCAGGGCGTGGGCGTCGACGAGCTTGCAGTCAAAGCCAACGCCGGCTCGTGGGACCAATCGTCCAAGCTCGTCGGCCTCGTTCACAAGCCCCTCGCGGACCCCGCCCTGACGCCATCGTATGAGACGCCCGGGCCGTGGCGCACAGGCCAGTGCGTGCTCACGTGGCTCACCGGTTCGGCGCGTACCGAAGACTTCGACTGGTCGCTGAAGAACTCGCTGAAGACGGAGCATCAATTCGGCGTCAGCAGCCTGTTCCCCGACTCGATTATCTACGACGCGGCGTTGCCGGTGCTCGGCGGCTCCATCCCCAAGCGCTGGCTTGACGCTGTCGACTACGAGGCACTCACGGCGGGCACCACGTTTGCCGCGAAGATGAAGCTCATGCACGCCGAGGACGCGGCCACCGGCTACAAGCATCAGCTTTGGGTCGAGATGCCGGCATGTCAGTACCAGGCCGCGAAGCCGGACGCCATCACGAACGAGCGCCGCAACAAGGCGTCGTTTGACTGGGAGGCGCGCTACGACACGGCCACCTCCAAGTGGTTCACGATCACGCTGGTCAACGCGACGCCAGCGTACGCGACCTACGCCTGAGCGATGCCTCTCGTACCGCTGCCATCCGGCGCCGTCGCCCCCCTGGAAGTGCCGGGGCTCACTCCCCTGCTCTCCGGGGGCGGCGGCGCGCTAGCACTCGCCCGCGCCACGCTGGCGCACGGGGAAGTGGACGCCGAGGCGCTCACCGCAGAAGACCTCTTCTGCGTCGCCCTGTGGGGCGTGCAGGCGTTCGCGGACTCTGAGGCGGCAGCTACCCTGGCCATGGTCTGCGAAGCCTTCAGCGAGCCCCCGTCGCGTCGCATGTGCCTCTCCGACCCGACGCTCGCGTGGGCGCTCGACTCAGGGTGCCTGCTGAGCCTCAAGGAACTGCGGGACTCGGAGGGAGCGCCAGCAGACGAACCTGACGATGAGTCCAAGGGCGGCGTCCGCTTCAGCACGCCCGACACATGCAACGCAGGAGCCCCTCATGACTGACGAGATCGAACAAGAGACTGACGAGGCCGCGCCGGAGACCGCGCCGGCCGCGCTCACGCCGACGTCCGCCGCCGAGTGGCCGAGCAAGGAAAAGATGCTCGCCGGGGTCGTCGTCGAGATGCCGAGCGGCGGCGTGGCG